GCTCGTCGCGGCCTTCCTCGCGCAGCACAACACCGGCGTGGTCGGGCATTCGCTTGAAAAGCCGGTCTCGACCCTGACCGCGGGCGGCGCCTATGGCATGCCCCAACAGGCGCTCGTCGCCTCGCATATCGTCAACATGAAGGGCTCGGAGCGGGCGGACTATCCGGCCGAGCATCCGATTCCGACCGTCTGCGCGCACACCACGCATGCGGCCGAGGTGCGCGCCTTTCTGATGAAGTATTACGGCCCGGCCATAGGCCAGGACGCTGCCGACCCGCTGCATACGGCGACGGCGAAGGCGCGCTTCGGCCTCGTCACGGTCGAGATCGGCGGCGAGCCCTACATCATCGCTGATATCGGCATGCGGATGCTCTCGCCGCGCGAGCTTTATCGGGCGCAGGGCTTCCCCGACAGCTACATCATCGACCGCGGCCTGAAGGTCGAGGTGCGCGAGGGCTGGGGCGACGATGACGGCCCGGCCGATGTCATCCCCATCACGAAGACGGCGCAGGTCCGCATGTGCGGCAACAGCGTCTGCCCGCCGCTGGCGCAGGCGCTCGTCGGCGCGAACTACCAGCCGCGCGAGAGCGAGCAGGCCAAGCCGGCCGCGACGCTGCCTCTGTTCATGGAGGCGGCGGAGTGAGAGGCTGGTTAATCCTTGAATGCAGTGACCGCGTATTTGTGGCGACGCGCCCAAGCAGTCTTCACTGCGTCCATGTGCTTTGCGGCATAAGCCCGATACGCTTCATCGACCTGCGTGATAGCGTCACGAAATACGGATTCAGCTTCGGCGCACTGCTGCGGCGTGTAGTCTTCGCCGTATTCGGGATCCACCCCAGAGGTCTGCGAAACGAAGGCGATATGCAGTTTGTCGGATGCGGCATCGAGACGCCGCAGTCCTTCAATCACTCTGGTCCTGGCCAATGCCTCAGGGCCCTCCGGCGTACTCCGCAATTCAGCGGCCACGAGGATGCGGGAGAACGACCGGATTTCGTCGTGCAATCCCGAGAGCGCGTTGTGCCAATTCTGGAACGCTCTCTCGCGATTGTCGTCATCATAGTGCGTGACCAACTCCCCCGCCTTGAACAGAATGTTCACAAATGTCCGGACGGCGTCACGTTCGGCCTCCAACTCGCGGGCGTATATTTCGGCTCGTTCCATGACTTGTATCGCCGATTGGCGGTTCATTTCAGCCAGTTGTCGGTATACGGGCCTGACAACGAAGAACGCGACGGCAGCTGCAATGAAGGCAGCCAATGTGGCTTGATAGCGATTGAGCCAGAATTCGAAACAACCAAAACTAGGCTTTTCTTTCGCAATCTCCGCCATGACGCCGGGCGAGCACTGGGCAGAAAGCTCCGAAATCAACGCGGCCACGGGAAATGCCGTGAGAATCAAAAAAAAGCCAACCAGCGGCCAGTTAACATCGCGCGTCATGCTGCCCCTTCCCCTCGCGGCTTAGCGATTACTCGAAATATGACGAGGCCGCTATGAGCGCGGCCCTTCTCGGCTTGGCACTGAAGGCCAAGCTGCATTCCCAGACGCGCAAGATGGTGCTGATCAAGCTCGTCGACTGCTGTCACGAGGACGGCACGCGGATCTATCCCTCGCTCGCCACCATTGCCGAGGACGCCGAATGCTCCGTGCCGACGGCGCGGCGCGTGATGCAGATGTTCTGCAAGGTCGGGCTGCTGCGGAAGGTCCGCGACGGCGGCTCCGGGGCCAAATCCACGAACCATTACGAGATGGATATCGAGATGCTGGCGCGGCTGCGCCGGCCGGAAATGTGGCCCGCGCTGGAAGCGGCGGCGCTGCACCAGCCGATGGGCGATTCCGACGATGACGAGGAGGCCGATGCGGGGCCTTCCACCGCGCCGACGGCGCCTGCCGAGGGCGGAAATATGGGTATCACGGTGGAAGGGTATCACGGTGATAGCCTTCCAAACGGGGCGGAAGGGTATCACCCAGATGATACCCAACCCCTTAGTTATAACCCTTACTCTGAGAGAGAGGGTGCGCAGGGGCGCGAGGGCATGCCAGCGAGCGAGGGCGAGCCTGAGCGCAGGCCCGCTCCCGCCTTCGAAGAGTTCCTCGACGCCTATCCATTCGCCAAGGGCGACAACCGGGTGCAGCTCCGCACGGCTTGGGAGGGCGTGCCCTTCGGCGAGCGGCGCGCGGCCATCGACGGAATCGGCGCCTTTGCCGAGGAGCGCAAGGCCGGCGGGCTGAAAAGCCGCCTCTCGTCGCCTGCCTATCTGGCCGGCCGGTGCTGGGTCGGGCTGGAAGCCAAGGCGGCGAAGCGGCAAGTGACGCAGGCAGCGGGCGCGTTCTCCGAGGTCAAGGGCTGGTCGCGGGAGTGGTGGCAGGTGCTGCTGCTGCGCATCGCCGAAGGCAACCGCCAGCGCGTCGGCTTCGCCGTGCAGCAGGCCGAGGCTCACAAGTCGCTCTCCGTTCCCGCCGGCGACCTCGCGGCAGCGGACAAGCGCTTCGGCGAGATGAAGACCTTCCTCTGCCGCGGGCCGGAGATCGACGCTTGGCGGCCCTGGCTGGCCGAGCGCGGGGCGCGCATCCCGGTCTTCGACGAACGCAGCCAGTTCCGTGTGTTCCTGCCGAGCGAGAAGCCGCCCGCCGGGCGCAAGGATGAAGGGGATGACGATGTCCGGTTCTGAGGCGGCGAAGATCATCGCGCGGCAGGACAAGGCGGCGCGGGCCGAAGCGCGCAAGGCGAAGATGGCGCGGCAGGAAGCGCGCGAAGCCGAGAGACAGGCCGCCATCCTTGCCGAGCAGCAGCGGCTCGTTGCCGAGGCGAAGGCGGCGCGGGAGCGCGGCGAGATCCCGGCCGAGCCGACGGCGCGGAAGTGGAAGCCGAAGGGGAAGGCCGGCAAGGCGCCTGTCGTCGGGACGCGCGACGTTCCGAACCCATACCGGCCATCCGAGCGGATCACGGTCGCAGTCAATCTAGCCGAGCATCCGCTCGAGATGATGCTGGCAAGGGGCCGCCTCGACCAGCCGCTCTATGAAGCAGGCGTCCGCTTCCGCCGGATTTATGAGGCTGCCGAGATCGGGCCTGGTCGTGGCATCGATCCCGCTCACATCAAGGTCGATGGCGGCAAGCTCGGCGATCCGCTCTCCGACTCCGTCGTTCATGCGCAGTTCGAGCTGAAGCGGCTGGCGCGTGAGTTGGGGCAGATCGGCGAGCAGATCGTGGCCTCGGTGGCCGGACGCGGCTTGACGATCACAGAGCTCGCCGAACGCTGGCCCAGTTCCGAGGCGTATCGCAAGCGGCTCGACTATCTGGACATGCGCTTCAAGGAAGCCCTGCTCTTTCTCGCCGAGGAAGTCTGGGGTGCGAGGGGGCTGGAGCATGGCCGCATCATGGGCGAGCGCGACATGGGAACCGGGATCGTCGATGCCCAGGCTGTCGAGGTGGCGAACCAGACGCACCTGCGAAAGCGGGGCATCAGCCTTTGATATCCACCGATCCGATATCAGTGGTCTGTTGACTACTGCGCAGTTGCGTGGCCTCTTTTCAATATCAGTACGAATCGCGCCCGGAGCCGGACACGGCCTCCGGGCGTTGTCGTTGAGGGGTGTGCGTGAAGCGGGCGAAGACGTTCCGAACCGCAACCCAAGCCCGGCAATCGGCCATCGCGGAACGAGAGTATGACCAGCGTCGGGCTCGGGAGAGCGAGACACGGCGGCTCTATTGGACGGCGCAATGGCGGAGGATCGCGAGGGCTCAGCTCGCCGAGCATCCGCTCTGCGCGATGTGCGAGGCGCAGGAGCTGATCACGCCCGCGACGGTGTGCGATCACGTCACGCCGCATCGTGGCGATGTCGATGCTTTCTGGTCAGGCCCTTTCCAGAGCCTGTGCAAGACGCATCACGACAGCGCGAAGCAGCGCGAGGAGCGCGCCGACCGGCGCCGATGACCGGAGGGGGGCGGGTCAAAAGTGCCCAGCCCTCATCCCCTGCACCGGGCGCCCAATGCTGCACGCGGCGTCGCGAAATTTTACCGCAACATTTTTTTTGAGGAGGGTGAGGTCCGCCTCGCCGCGAGAGCATGGGCAGGCGCAAGGATTCGCCGGGGGTTCAGAAGGCCAAGGGCTATCCGGGTCGACGCAAATCGCAGACCGACGCTGAGCTGAAGGTGCAAGCCTCCGGTCCGACAGTCGAGGAACAGCTGCTCGCCAGCATGGACATCGCGGGCTTGCGCCCGCCCCCGCGTTTCGCCCGGAAGGAGTTCAAGGAAGAGCGTGACGTCTGGATGGCGGTTGCGCCTCGCCTGAAGCAGACGCTTCGCGCATCGACCGAGTTCGGCCCGGCGCTCGTTGCGTATTGCGATGCGGTCGCGCGCTACAATCGCTGCGTCCTGGCACTTCGGCGCGAGGGCTATGTCGTGAAGGTGAAGACCGTGTCCGGCGATGAGATGCCGCGGTCGAACCCGAACGAGAAGATCCGCCAGCAGGCCCTGGCCGAGATCCTTGCGATCTCGGATCGCTTCGGCTTCACGCCGCGCGACAATTTCGCGCTTCTGATCGATCAGCGTCGCGTACTCGAGGGTGGCATGGGCGGCGGCCAGCATGATCTCGGTCTGACCGCCGCGCCCGATCCGAGCCAGACGCCGGCAGCGGCCTCCGATCCGGTCGGCGGCATGGACCGCTTCGATTCGCCGCCGCCGGGCTCGCTGCCCAACTGACGGTCGCCATGGAGACGAGCGGAGCGGTGGTCGCCGCGACCGGCCCACTCTGGCCGCTTCCGGACTGGCTCGCCGAGCATGAGAGCGACCCGGCCTATGGCTGGGCGATCTCGGCCTGGAAGCGGGCGGCGGTGCAGAAAGGCGCCTGGTTCGACGCCCGCAAGGCGGATCTTGTCGTCGCGAACTGGCCGCGCTGGTTCAAGCTGACGGCCGACCGCTTCGCCGGCGTGCCGTTCCGCCTGCTGAAGTGGCAGGAGATCGTTGTCCGGCTGCTGGTCGGATGGAAGCGGCCGGCGGATCACATCGATCCGCATACCGGCAAGCCGATCGTCTACCAGGTCCGCGTCTTCTCTCGGCTGCTGCTGTGGGTGCCGCGCAAGAACGGCAAGAGCGAGTTCCTGGCCGCGCTGTCACTGCTGTTCTTCGTGCATGAACGACTGGTCGGTTCGGAGGGCTATTGCTTCGCCCGTGACGAGGATCAGGCGAAGATCACCTTCGGCCGCATGAAGAGCATGCTGTTGAAGGATCCGCAGCTCACCGGCGGCGCCACGCCGCGAGTGACGATGACGGCGAAGGGCATCTTCGTCGCCGAGACCGCGAGCGGCTTCCATCTGCTCTCCGGTAAGCCGGACGGCAAGCATGGCCGCATGCCGCAGGTCATCACCGGCGACGAGATGCACGAATGGGACACCCGCGACCTCGAGGACAACCTCCGACAGGGCACGGGCACCCGTCTTCAGCCGGTCGAGCTCTATGCCTCGACCGCCGGCATCAAGAGCAAGGTGGTCGGATTCGGGCTCTGGGAAGAGACGCTCGGCATCCTCGACGGCTCGATCGACGATCCATCCACTCTGGCCGTCGTCTTCGCCGCGGACCCGGACGACGACTGGCAGGACGAGAAGGTCTGGGCAAAGGCCAATCCGACCGTCGGCCTGACCCCGACCTGGGATTATCTCCGCAAGGAGGCGGCCAAGGCCAAGGGCAACCCGCGCGCCGAGGCGGCCTTCCGCCGCTACCACCTGAACCAGTGGGTCGAGCAGACCGTCCGCTGGCTCAATCGCGACAAGTGGCTTGCCTGCGCACCGGATCCGGAAGCGTGGCGGACGCGTCGCGAAGCCCTGAAGGGCCGGCGCTGCTTTGAGACGATCGACGTCTCGGCGACGCAGGATATCACCGCCAAGATCCAGCTCTTCGAACCTGAAGAGATCGGCGGTGCCTATCTGCTGCTGCCGCGCTTCTGGATTCCGGAAGGCTCGCTCGAGGCGCGCAAGAAGCGGGATCGCGTAACGCCCTGGGTGAAGTGGATCGAGATCGGCGCGATCGAGACGACGCCCGGCGATGCCGTCGACCAGAACTTCGTGATGCAGGCGGTCAAGGAAGACCTCGCCGATTTCGAGGTTGCCGCCGTTGGCTTCGACCCGTGGAACGCCGCGAAGCTGATCGGCGATTTGCAGCGCGACGGCATCGATCCGGAACTGCTCGTCGAGATGCGTCAGGGCATCCTAACGCTCGGCGAGGCTTCCAAGGAATTCGAGCGCCTGGTGTTGACCGGGCTGATGGATCATGGCGGGCACCCCGTGCTCGCATGGATGGCGGGACACGTTCAGGTGCGCTTCGACGAGAACATGAACTTCATGCCGGCCCGCAAGCGCTCGGCGGACAAGATCGACGGCATCGTCGCGTCCGTCATGGCCCTCGGCCTGACCATGCGCGAGGGTGGCGACGACGGTCTCGACGGCTACCTTTCCAGCCTCCGGGGCGCCGCGTGAGCTGGTTAAGCTCAGTGCTCGGCTTCTTTCAGCCGAGAACGTCTGATAGCGCTGGGGGGCAAGGAGATGCCTTCTACCGTGCGGACGGCGATCTCGGCGAGGCGGTGACCGAGTCCTCGGTTCTCAACCTGTCGGCCGCATGGGCCTCGCTCAACCTGCTCGTCGGCACCATCGGCTCGCTGCCGCTGATGGTCTATCGCGATCGGCCGGGCGGCGGGCGCGAGGTTGCGAAGGATCATCCGCTCTACCGGATCCTACACCAGAGCCCAAATGCCGAGCAGACCACGCTCGATTTCCTCGAGCAGCTCAATCTTTCGATCGAGCTGCGCGGGAACGGTTATGCTGAGATCGACCGCATCGGCGATAAGATCGTCGCTCTGACGCCGATCCATCCCGATGTCATGACGGTGCGCCGGCCCTCCTCCGGCGATCTCGAATATCGCTGGCGCGACGGGGCCGGCCGCTATCACGTCGGCGGCGCGCGCGAGATCCTGCATATCCGCGGCTTCGGCGGGGATCCGCTGGGCGGCATCTCGACGCTGACCCATGCGCGCAAGGCTTTCGGCCTAGCAGCCTCGGTCAACCGGGCGGCGCTGCGCACCTTCATCAATGGGCTTCGCCCGTCCGGCATCCTCAAGTTCGACAAGACGCTCTCGCCAGAGAAGCGCGACGAGCTGGAGAAGCTGCTCGTCGAGAAGTTCATGGGCGCCATGAACGCGGGCCGGCCGATGCTGCTGGAGGCGGGCGGCTCCTGGGAGCAGCTGACCTTCAATCCCGAAGAGGCGCAGATGCTCGAATCGCGCGCCTTCTCGGTCGAGGAGATCGCCCGCATCTTCGGCGTGCCGCCTCACATGATCGGCCACACCGCCGGCAACACGAAGCTCGGCTCCTCGATCGCGGATATGACCGAAGGCTTCACGAAATACAGCCTGCGCCGGCGGCTGCGCCGGATCGAACTGGCGCTGATGAAGCAGCTTCTGTCGGCGGTCGATATCGCCGCCGGCATCATCATCGAATTCAACCTCGAGGGCCTGCTTCGCGGCGCCAGCGCGGCGCGGGCCGCCTTCTACCAGATCATGCTCGCCGCCGGCGTCATGACCATCAACGAGGTGCGTGCTCTGGAGAACCTGCCCCCGGTTCCGGGCGGCGATGTCCCGCGCATGCAGTCGCAGAACATCCCGATCACCCAATCGGCCCCGATCGGCCCAGGTACTCCGCAAAGATCGGGCGGCCCGCCGCTGGAGGAAGACGATGCTGAAGACGCATGACTTCGCGCTGGAGACCAAGGCGGTCGGCGACGAGGGCGAATTCGAGGGCTATGCCTCGACCTTCGGCAACGTCGACCAGGGCGGCGATGTCGTCGAGCCCGGCGCCTTCATCGAGTCGATCGTCCAGGCGAAGAAGGACGGCCGCACCATCCCGATGCTCTGGCAGCACGACCAGAGCGAGCCGATCGGCATCTGGATCGATATGGCCGAGGATTCGAAGGGCCTCTTCGTCAAGGGGCGTCTGCTCATCGACGTCGATCCGCTGGCGAAGCGGGCGCACGGTCTGCTCAAGGCCAAGGCGCTTGGCGGCATGTCGATCGGCTACCGCTACCTGCCCGGCCATGCCGAGCAAGATGAGAAGCGCCCAGGCGTGACGCGGCTGAAGAAGATCGACCTTCGCGAGGTCTCCCTCGTCACCATGCCCATGAACATCATGGCGCGCGTGACTGGGGTGAAAGCCCTGCTCGACGCCGGCAAGCTGCCGACGATCCGTGAATTCGAGGAGTTCCTGCGGGACGCAGGCGGCTTCTCCAAGAGCCTTGCCGCGGCGATCGCTGGCAAGGCGGCGCCGCATCTTCGGGGGGAGCCCGAGGCGAAGGCGAGCGAGCCGGCCGCATTCCTGCGCGCCTTGCTCAAACAAGGCTGACCCTCAACTTCCCATCACTCGGAGCATCATCATGAATCGTACCTTGTCGCTTCTGGCGATCGGGCTGTTCGCCCTCGCCTTCATCACCGGTTCGACCGCGGCCTTCGCTGCCGCCGGCGAGCTCGCCTCGTCCACCTCGCTCGTTTCGGCTTCTCTGTTCGGGGCCGGCTCCGTCGCGCGCATGCTCGCCGTCTCCGGCCCGCGCGCCTTCATGCCTCGCATCATCTTCGACAAGCCGGGCGAAGGCGGACTCGAAGGCAAGTCGGTCGAGGAGCTCGCGGCCAACGTCAAGAAGATGGTCGATGAGGCCGTCGGCAAGGTGAAGGAGATCGCCGAGGAGGCGCTCGGCAAGGCCAAGTCCGGCGAGCAGATCACCGACCAGACCAAGACGAAGGCCGATGAGGCTCTCGTCAAGATGAACACGCTGACCGAGCAGCTCTCCGCGCTCGAGCAGACTGTAGCGAAGCAGAAGAAGGGTGGCAGCGACGACAAGCCCAAGAGCCTCGGCGAGCAGTTCGTCGAGAGCGATGGCTTCAAGGGCTTTCAGGATTCCGGCTTCTCCAAGTCCGCGCGCGGCGGCGATCTGAAGGTAAAGGCGACGCTGACCTCGGCGACGACCGATGCCGCCGGCTCCGTGGGTGACGCGGTGCAGACGACGCGCGTCGCCGGCATCCTTGAGCTGCCGCAGCGCCGCATGACGGTTCGGGATCTCATCTCGCCCGGCCAGATGGATGGTTCGACGCTCGAATACGTGGTCGAGACCGGCTTCACCAACAATGCCGGCATGGTGGCTGAAGGTGCGGCGAAGCCGTCGTCCGACATCAAGCTCGACCTGCGCTCGACCTCGGCGAAGGTGATCGCGCACTGGATGAAGGCCTCCAAGCAGATCCTGTCGGACGTCAGCCAGCTGCGCTCGATGATCGATCAGCGCCTGCTCTATGGCCTCGCCTTCAAGGAGGAGCAGCAGCTTCTGTCCGGCGATGGCACCGGCCAGAACCTGTACGGAATCATCCCGCAGGCGACCGCCTATTCCGCGCCGGTTTCGCTCGCCGGGCTCACCATGATCGACGTGCTGCGTCTCGCCATGCTTCAGGCGGCGCTGGCCGAGTATCCGGCCACAGGCCATGTCCTCAACCCGATCGACTGGACCGCGATCGAACTGCAGAAGGACGATATCGGCCGTTATATCATCGGCAACCCGCAGGGCGGAACGGCGCCGACCCTCTGGCGCCTGCCGGTGGTCGAAACCCAGGCCATGACGGTTCGCAAGTTCCTCACCGGCGCGTTCAAGCTCGGTGCGCAGCTCTTCGACCGTTGGGAAGGTCGCATCGAGGCCGGTTACGAGAACGACGACTTTACCAAGAACCTGGTGACCATCCTCGGCGAAGAGCGCCTTGCGCTGGCGGTCTATCGTCCCGAGGCCTTCATCTACGGCGATTTCGACACCGCTCTCGGCGAGTGATCTCGCTTCGGCTGACCAAGGGCGGCTCGCTTCTGGCGCGCCGTCTCTGTGAGCCGAAGGAGAGAACCATGACGAGCAAGCTGCAGAAATACCGCGTGCTGCGCGGCCATGAAGGCGACCGAGCCTATGTCGAAGGCGAGACCCGCGAGGCAGATCCGGTAGCTGTCGGACATCTGGTCGGCCGCGTGCTGGAGCCGCTGCCGGCCGGTCGCAAGTCCGAACCTGCCCCGAAGAACAAGGCCGAAGGCGCCGCTCCGGCGAACAAGGCCTCCACCGGCCGCAAGGCCAAGTAAGGGCCACCCGGCCCGCCACAGGAGAGCATGCCGATGAAGCGCTACAAGGTCACCGTGACGACGGCCGCCGATGGTTCGGCCGTCGCCTATTCGCCGCGGTTCTCCGGCGAGATCCACCAGATCGAGTATGTGAAGGATACCGCCTCGGCTGGCGCCAACGCCTTCGCCAACGGCGTCGACTTCACCATCACCGGCGAGACCACCGGCGTCGGCCTCTGGACGCAGAGCGACGTGAACGCCTCGGCCGTCGTGGCGCCCCGCCAGCCGACGCATTCGCAGGCGGGCGTTGCCTCGCTCTACGCGGCCGGCGGCACGGCGGTTCAGGCGCGCGTCGCCCTGGCGAACGACCGCGTCAAGATCGCGATCGCCTCCGGCGGCAACGCCAAGGTCGGCGCCTTTCACATCCTCGTCGACTGAGATCGCCGATGCTCTGCCTTCCGCCTGCCCTGGTGACGCCTCCGGCTGAGATGCCGGTCAGCCTCGAGCAGGCGAAGGCGCATCTGCGCGTCGACCATAATGAGGATGATGCGCTGATCACGGCGGCCATCGCTGCCGCGGTCGTGCATCTCGACGGCTATTCCGGCATTCTCGGCCGCGCGCTGGTTCCGCAGGACTGGTGCGAGTTCGCATCCTTCTGGCCGGCCTCGCGCGTGGTCGAGCTGCGGCTTGCGCCGGTCGCTGCGATCGTCGAGGTCAAGGCGCGTGGCGCGGATGGCACCGAGACGGTTCTCGACCCATCCGCCTATCGCCTGCTCGCCGGTTCGTCGTCGCGGCCGATGCTGATCTTCGGCGTCGGTGCCACCCTGCCGGCGCTGGCTTGCGAGCCCGATGCGCTCGCCGTCACCTACCGGGCGGGCTATGAGGACGCCGACGGCAAGGCCGCCGTGCCGGCGCCCGTCATCAACGCGATTCTGCTGATGGTCGGCGACCTCTACCGCTTCCGTGAGACCGTCGCGCTCTCGGCGTCGTCGCCGATCCTGATGTCGACCACGGTCGACCGCCTGCTCGCGCCGCTGCGCCGGTATCAGCTCTGATGCTGTCGGCCGGCCAGCGCGATAGCCGCGTGCGTTTCGAGCGGCGCCTCGAGGTCAACCCGGACGCCCCGGCCGATTACGGCAATGTCGAGAGCAGCTGGGCGCCCATCACCACGGTCTGGGCCGGCTTCCTGCCGGCGCGCGGGCAGGAGCGTCAGGCGGCCGATGCCCAGACATCGACCCTGACCGGCACCATCACCGTGCTGCGCTCGGCCACGACGGATGCGGTCGAGGCCGATTGCCGGGCTGTCTTCGTGGCCGGCCCCTATCGCGGCTCGATCGCCAATATCCGTACGGTCGAGCCGACCGGCGATAATCGCGAGATCCGCTTCACCGCCGAGATTGGAGCGCCGACATGAAGGTTTCTCCGGAGCTTTTCAGGCCAACGGCTAAGCGCCTGCTCCACGAAAACGCGGCGGTGACGCGTGTGGCCGCGGCATACAGCGGGGCACCTCGTGACCACGAGGCCATGCGCCGTGCCGTCTACGAGATGGGCCTTGCCTTCGCCTCCGCCGGCTGGAAGCCGCGCATTCGCGTGAAGGCCCGAAGCAAAAAGTTCTGAGTCAGACAGTTACGAAAGGAAACGGCCATGTCTCTCGAAACCGTCGTCACCGCCTCGATCAGGGCAGTGGAGAGCGCCCCGCTCGATCTCGGCTCGGCCTCGGCGCCGATCGCGCTGGAGGTGAGGCACAACCTCGCCAACGGTTCGGCTGCCGGTCAGGCCTCGAAAGCCTTCAGCGACAGCCGCGTCATCGCGGCCAGTGGCAGCGAGAACCTCGATCTGGCCGGCGCGCTCTCCTCGGCGCTCGGCGCCACGATCGCCTTCGCCACGGTCAAGTCTATCCTCGTCAAGGCCAAGGCGACCAATGCCAACAATGTGCTCGTCGGTCCGGCGGCTTCGAACGGCTTCCTCGGCCCCTTCGCCGATGCGTCCGATCGCGTCGCCGTGAAACCAGGCGGCAGCTTCCTGGTCAGCGCGCCGGATACGGGATGGACGGTCACGGCCGGCACCGGCGACCTGCTGACCGTCGCTAACAGCGGCGCCGGCACGGAGGTCGGTTACGACATCGTCGTGATCGGCACCTGAGTAGCGCTTCGCCCTTATCGTGCCCTGGGTCCGCTTCACGGCCCGCTTCGACTGGTCGCCGACGCCTCTCAAGGGCCGAGTGACGATCTCGCACCTGCCCGGCCTGGTCCGCTTCGTCACCCGCGCCTGCGCTGCCGAGGCCTTCGCCGCCGGCAAGGCCGTCCCCTGTCCCTCACCGAGGCTTCGCCATGGCGACCAATCAAAGCCTGATCCGGCTGAAGCGCCGGCTGTTCCGGCTACCGAAGGCCGTCAGGGATGCGGCGATGAAGCAGGCGCTGCTCTCGGCTCATGATCTCGCCGGCGAGATCGCCGCGAAGGCACCGAAGGACGAGGGCGACCTCGCGGCCTCGGTCCGGATCGAGGGTAATGCCGACGGCACACGCTGGTACATCAAGGCCGGCGGCAAGGTGACGACGAAGCCGGTCCGCAAGGGCCAGTCGGCGACCTATGACTACGCGCTGGGTCAGGAGTTCGGCCGCGAGGGTATGCCGGCGCAGCCATTCTTCTGGCCGACCTATCGGCGGCGGAAGACGCGCGTGAAGCGCGAGATCCGCGAGGCTGCCGTCAAGGCGGCGAAGGATAGTGTGAACCGTGGCTGATCCGTCGCTCGCCCTGCAGGGTGCGCTCGTCACTCTCATCAAGGGCAAGACCGAGGCCGGCGATCGCGTCTATGACCGCGTCCCGGCCAAGGCCGAGAAACCCTACGTCTCGCTCGGCCCGATGGATGTCATCGGCTCCTATGCCGACTGCTATGACGGCTCCGAGACCACGGCGCAGATCGACGTCTGGGGTGACGGCGTCGGCATGCCGGTGGTCAAGCGGATCGCCTCGCAGATCCGCGACCTGATCAACGCCGAAGATTATGCGCTCGACGGGCACACGCTGGAGCTCGGCGCGGTGCAGTCCGCCGTCTATTCCGGCGATCCGAACGGCATCACCACGCGCGCCGTCATCACCGCGCGCTTCCTGACCCAGCCCCAAGACTAACCCATACCTGAAAGGACAAGGCCCATGGCTCGCCCGACCACGCGGCGCGGCTCGAAGCTGCTCATCAAGATCGGCGACGGCGGCACGCCCGAAACCTTCACCGCGCCCTGCGCCCTCGCGACCAAGGGCTTCAACCGCTCGGCGGCGATGAACGAGTTCAACGTCGCCGATTGCGACAACCCCGACGACCCCGTCTGGACCGAGCGCGTCAAGAGCGCCTTGTCCTCGACCATTTCCGGCTCGGGCACGCTGGCGAAGGAAAGCCTCGACCTCTACGAGGCGGCCTATGTCGCGCAGGACCCGGTCAATGTTCAGGTCGTGATCGACTACGCAGTCGGTCCGCGCACCTATCAGGGCGCCTATCTGCTCTCGACCTTCAACATCACCGCCGAGCAGGACGGGCTGATCCAGGTCGAGCTGGAATGGCAGTCCTCCGGCCCGGTCCTGCCGGTGGCGGCCTGATGTCGCTCGATGGCTCGATCGAAATATTCTGGGCGGGGGACCTGCGCGTCTTCCGCCTGCCCATCGCGCAGCTGCTCGCACTCGAGGAGAAGCGCGACTCCGCGCTCGCCGAGATCCACGGCCGGCTGATGCGCGGCGTCTGGTCTCTGCGCGACGTTACTGAGACGCTGCGTCTCGGGCTGATCGGTGCGGACGTCGATGCGCGTCATGCGGCCAAGCTGGTCGAGGAGCACTGCGTGGACGGCCGGATCGAGGCTGCGGCCTTAGTCGCCTTCTATGCGCTGACGGCGGCCCTAGATGCCCCGAAAGCGGTGGCCCTCGCCAAGGGCGATGAGCCGGGAAAAGATCGGGCGGAGACGGACCCGAACGAGGCGAACGCCTCTCCGCCTCCGCTCTCTACGCGTCCGCAGCCCTGATGAACGTGCCCCCGGCCGCACTCGGGCGGCTAGGGCTTTGGGAATACATCCTGCTCGTCCAGGGCTGGAATGAGCTGCATGGCGAAGATGGCCCGAGCATCGAGCCGCCGAGCCGGGCAGAATTCGAGGACATGGTTGGGCGGCTGGGCTGACTAGGGCTTCGGTCTACCCTGTTGAAGCAGCTTTCGGAGCTCGTCGGCATTGATGTCAGGTTGCAGCGCCTTCAGGGCCTGCAAGTCCTTGATGAACGCCGCGACATCGACCCTGCAACGCTCTTCGGCGGCGTAGCCGGTACCGACGACAGCGACCGCCGCAAATGCGCCGACGCCAGCTATGGCGCCGATGATGATCGTCTTCAGCATGCTTGCCTCCCGCGCTGAGACGATAACGCCGCCCGCACCTGTTGAAAAGGAAGCCTGAGAATGGCCGGAAACGACCTCGTCATTCCAATCGGTGGCGATCCCGCGCAGCTGGAGCGCGCGATGAAGAAGGCGGCCGATTCCGCCGATCGCGCCGCCGCGTCGATCGAGAAGCGCTTCGACCGGCTGGACCTCGCCTCCCGCTTTGGCGTTGGCGCCATTCAGGGGGCGATCGCCGCCATCTCGGTCGATCGGCTGATCCGCGGCTTCGCCGACGCGAACAAGGAAATCGCCGGCATGGCCGAGACGGCCAAGCGTACCGGGATCGACTTGGGCCGGCTGCAAGAGCTTCGTATGGCTGGGCAGAGTCAGGGCCTTACGGGCAAGCAGGTCGATACTGGCCTCGAAGGCTTGGCCGAGAAGCTCAATGAGGCGCGGGGCGAGGAGACGGAGCTCGGCAAGCTCTTCGATGCCAACAATATCAAGCTGAAGGATCGCAGCGGCAACGTCATCGGGACCAATCAGGCGCTGGAGCAGGCCGCGAATCTGGTGCAGCGCGCAGCAACCGAATTCGACAAGATCAAGATCGCCGAGATCCTTGGACTGACGCGCGATTGGGTGCCGCTTCTGGAAAAGGGAGCGGATGGCCTCAACCGCATGGCGAACGAAGCGCGCCTCGCCGGCGGCGTGATCGATTCCGCTACGATCGAGAAAGCCAAGGAATTCGAGGAGCGCTGGAGCGCCGCCGTCGCCGCCTGGTCGACGATGTTCAAGTCGAATATCGGCGGCATCATCGACATGCTGAACGGCTTGGTCGGTATCGCCGGCAAGCTGGGCGCCGGCCTTGCGGACTATGCCAAGCGCACTGCCGCGGTCAGCGACATCGAGCTGAACGGCGTAAATGGCGCCTCGCGTGGTTCGCTCGAATGGGCGATCAACAAGGGCCGGGAGCTTGGCGTTTCCGAGCAGGATCTTGCTGATGCCAAAGGCCGGCTCGATGAACTGCGCGAGCTCGACCGCGAGGCCACTCGTGGCAGGCGCTCGCAGCCGCTCGACGTCACCGTTCGTCCGACGGGCCGCAGCACGGTCATCCCGCCGAAATCATCGGGTGGCGGCAGTGGCGAGAGCGAGGAAGACAAACGCTACGACCAGGTGCAGCGCTATATCGAGCAGCTGGAGAAGACGAGTCGCGTGCTCGAGGCGGAGAAGGCGACACTCGGCCTCTCCAATGCCGAACGCGCCAAGGCGATCGAGCTTGCCCGCATCGGCACGGTCACCGACGAGGGCCAGAAGGCGAAGATCGAGGAGATCGTCGGCAAGAACGAGGAGCTGCGCGCGTCGATCGCCCGCGTGAAGCAGTCGCAGGACGGCCTGCGCGATGCACAGAAGTTCTTCGGCGATGCGGCGGTCGATGCGCTGGAAGACCTGATCGTCAACGGTGCCAAGGCCGAGGACGTGGTCAAGCGCCTCGCCGCCTCGCTGGTCAAGGCGGCGCTGCAGGCGGCCCTCCTCGGCCAGGGGACGCTCGGCGGCCTCTTCGGCACGGCCGGGACCAACGGCAACCTCGGCGGGCTGATCGGCGGCTTGTTCGGGGGCTTCCGCGCCGGCGGCGGTTCGGTCTCAGCTGGCAAGGCCTATGTCGTCGGCGAGAAGCGGCCGGAACTGTTCGTTCCGTCGACCTCCGGCCGGATCGTACCGAATGTGCCGACGGTCAGCCCGGTAGCCGCCGGCGGTGGCAACCTGATCGTCAATGTCCAGAACAACACGCCGGCGCAGGTCGAGACCAAGCCGCGCAGCGATGGGGGCGTCGACATGGTGATCAACCAGGTTGAGGGCGCGCTGGCGCAGCGCCTGCTCCGCGGTCAGGGCTCCTTGAGCCAGGCCCTTACGGCCAAGTCGACGAACCGGCATCTGCAGGGCTGACGATGGCGCTCCCCGTCTGGCCCGTGATGGTACGGGCAACGCCGGTGCTCTCCGGCGCGCAGGCTGGTGCTTCGTATGGCGCGCCGATTGCGAGTGAGACCGAGGGCGGCCCCGGCTTGATGCGCCCGCGTCCTGGCCCGCGCGTGACCGAGATGAGCTTCGTCAGTCTGCTCTGGTCGCGCGCCGAGTGGGCGGCCTTCGATCAGTTCGCGCGCGAAGATCTGCGGCAGGGCACCTCGCCCTTCCATATGCCGGTTTATCGGCCGGATGTCGGCACGGTCGATCGCATCTGTCGGATCAAGGATGCGCAGTGGACCACGGATCTCTCGGCCGTGAACCGTTTCCGCGTCTCCTTCACCCTGATCGTCTTCAACTGGTGAGCCGATGACGATCTCTGCCGCGATGACCGAGGCCTATGCCGCGAATGATGTTCGCGGCGACCTGCTGCTGACATTGGAATTCGACCACGTCACCTTTCCGGAGCCGCTGCGCTTCGTGCAGGGCAAGCGCGTCAAGGATCTCTACGAGACGGTGACGTTGCCGGTGCCCGGCAATCCGGCGGCGGTGTTCGAAGTGGTCGACTTCTCCTGGCGGCGGCCGGGGCAGGAGGAAGGCGGCACGACCAAGGCGACGATCCGCGTCGACAATGTCAGCCGGGCTTTGCAGGAGGCGCTGCGCGGCGCCATCGCCTCCGATCAGGCCTTCGCGGTCACCTACCGCGAGTACCTGACGACGGACCCGAATAATCCGGAGGTCTTCGACGGGCTGCGCATGAGCACGGTCACCGTGACGGCGCTCTCTGCGTCGGGAGACCTTTATTACGAGGAGATCGAGATGAAGGCCTTCCCCGGCCGCACCTACGATCTCGACACCTTCCCCGCGCTTTATGGACAGTGATAGGAATCAGACCATGAACTGGCTCCGTCGTATCTTGCGATCGCTTTGGGTGCGTCCCGACGCCGATCTTGTTGTCTATGATCGGCTCGGCCGCGTCGTCAGCGACCCGACGGAGAAGGCCGCATTGCTTGACGAGATGTACGGCAAGCGAGCCCAGATCTACGGCGCTGATGGCTCGCTGATCGCGGATAGCCGCCCAGACTGACAGACCGCGTATCGCTGCGCTTACACCAAGCCGCCTACGGGCGGCTTTCCCATGCCCGGAGTTCAAGAATGCTCAGACGAAGCTTCCTCAAGGGAGCGGCGGCACTCGCTGCTGTGCCGTTGGCGCCGATCTCCGCTCGCGCCATGCCGATGGCTCAAGCGCCAGTCGAGATCGTGGCACCGGTGGTTCCGTACCGGTCGTGCACCGTTCGAAGCGCTTCCGGCATCCGCGTGTTCGACGCCAATGGCACCCTGCGCATGGTGATGGGGATGCTCAATGCCGATGACCCCGCTTGGGCGTCCGAGAAGCCATGGATGATCCAGTACCATGCCTGATCTGGCCGCCTTCATCTCCGGCCTGATCGGACGCGCCTACGAGCCCACCGGCCTGCATTGCTGGGAGCTTGTGCGGCAGGTCCAGCGGGAAGGCTTCGGCCGACAGCTGCCGCCGGTGCTGGTCGCGCCGGAGCGTCGGATGGAGCTCGTCGGCATGATGAACCTGCGCCACTCCTATCCCGGCTGGCGCCAGGTGGACGCCCCCGCTCATGGCGCCGTCGTCTTCATGACCCGCCATGGCCATGAGGCATCAAAAGCGGCCTGCCATGCCGGCGTCTGGCTCGATCTCGATGGTGGCGGCGTGCTGCACACCGACGCGCCGCATGGCGTCGTCTTCGAATCCCTCGCCGAACTGACCGCCCGCAATTGGGCCGATCTGAGCTTCTACCTGCCCGCATGACCTCTGCATCCCTGCCTCTGCCGCTCGCTGCTCCCGCGGCGAAGCGTTCGCGCGCTCGCTCTCGGATCGCGGGCGGGCACATCCTGTTCCAGCGCGTCGATGGCAAGCCGATGGCCGAGCCTTTCGCACGCCCCAGGGCGCGCCGGCGGCTCTCCGCCCTCGTGCGCCGTCACGCCGATCTTTCGCGGCCCTTCATCGTCTCGGTGCATCGCCGCCAGGGCATGCCGACGGCCGACACGCTTGCCGTCACCGACATGTCGGTACGGCTGCGCCGGAGCTGGGCTGAGACCGTCATCGGCCCGCGCGATACGGTCATCATCACCTATCTGCCGCGCGGCGGCGGCGGTTCCTCGCGCGCTGGCTCGTCAGGGTCTGGAAAGGGCGCCTCGATCGGGGTGATCGTCGCCACGGTGGCGCTCGCTGCGATCGGTCAGTTCTGGGCGATCGGCGCCATCGCCGGCGGCCTCGGCGTCTCGGCAGCGACCGCCGGAACGATCTGGGCGGCTGGCTCTGCCGTGGCCATTGCAGGCGGATACTACCTGTTCTCGCGGGCGACGCAGGCCAAGGCGAACAAGACCGATGATCGTCCGGTCTATGGCGTCTCCGGCGGCGGCAACCTGCCCCGTTCCGGCGACCGCATCCCGGTGATCTATGGCCGTTGCTGGACGACGCCGGATCTGTCGCAGCCGGACTATCAGGCCTATGTCGGCGACGACAGCCAGGATCTCTACAAGCGCCTGACGATCGGCTGCGGCAAATATGCGATCAAGGCGGTCCGCGTCGCTGGCGTCACCATGTGGACGGCTGATGGCGGGCTGACGCCGGCCTTCACCGGCTCGCAGATCGAGATCATTACGCCCGGCGCGACCTCTTCGCTCGTGCCCGGTCAGGTCGCGACCGTGGCCGCGGTGGCGAGCGTGCAGTTGCCCAAGGCGGTCGACTTCCCGAACTATGCCGGCCCCTTCGAATTTGGCAGCGGCGCGCCGCTGCAGAGCCGCATCCAACTCGACTACTCGCTGCCGCAGGGCTGCTACGCCGTTCCGGATAGCGGCAAGTCTGAAGGCAAGCAGTTCAATGCCGAATGGGGCGTGCTATTCGAATATGCGCCCTGCGATATCGATGGCACGCCGACCGGTCCGTTCACGACTCTCTTCACCGATGGCGGCAATGTGCTCTCGACGCGGCCGATGCGCTTCACGCGCTTCGTCGATATCGGCGCGGGCCGCTACACCTTTCGCGCCCGCAACATCGGCGCGGACGACAGCGTGCCGTTCCCGGACTTCAACGCCAAGGTGACCAATGTCGTGATGTGGGAGGGGCTGCGCGCCCATATCCCGCTGGCCGCCACCCGCCCCGGCATTACCGAGCTCGCGATGAAGATCAGGGGTGGCAAGGCGCTGGCGGTTACGAATTTCGGCGAGGTCGAGGTCGAGGCCTCGCGTATCCTGCCGGTTTGGGATGGCACGAACTGGACTGATCAGGAAACCGATCTCTGCGTCTGGGCGGCGGCCGATGCGCTGATGGACACGCGGCATGGCGCCGGCGAGCCCGCCAGCAAGCTCGATCTCGGCCGATGGCTCCACTACGCCGTGACGGGCGCGCCCTATAACAGCTTCTCCGGCGTCATCCGTGGCCCGGTCTCGGTCTATGAGGCGCTGTCGACGATCCTGGGCACGATGCGCGCCTCGCCGCTTCGCCTCGGCAATGTCTGGACGATCGTGCGCGACGAGCCGAAGCAGGTCCGCAAGCACGTCATCACGCGGCGCCAGATCCTGAAGGATTCGACCGGGCAGACCTTCAATCTCGATCTGTCGGATGGCTCGGCCGACATCATCGTCGAATGGCTGGCCGATGGTGATCCGCGTCGCGTCCGGTCGCATCGCGTCACCTTCGGCGCGCAGACGATGCACCCGCGCCGCATGCAGGCGACCGGCGCGCGCACCGGAGAGCATGCGATCCATATCGCCACCTGGGCAGCGGCGACCGCCTTTTTTCGGCGGGAGCGACGCGCCTTCTCGATGGAATATGCGGCCCGCACGTTGCTTCCGAACGACCCGGCGCGGGTCGATGCCTGGTACTTCGACCGGATCGACGCCGCCGGCGTGCTCGATGCCGAGATCGACGAGGGCGAGGGCCGCTTTGCGCTGACGCTCGACAGCGAGATCGCGGTCGAGGCCGGGCATTACGCCATCCTGCGCGGCCGCGATGGATTGGAATGGGGGCCGGTCGCGGTGACGCCGGATGGCCCGCGTATCCTGCTCGATGCTGACGACGTCGCGCTCGCCAAGAGCCTGACGGGCCTCGACCTCGAGGAGGTGCTCAATACCCCGACGCAGGAGCCAACCTCGGTCGTGATCGGCGCCTATAGCGAGGTCACGAGCCAATGGCTGATCCGCTCGATCGGCTTCGATGGCGAGACGCGCGTCAATGTCGAAGCGGTGCTCGACGCACCGGAGGTCTGGAGCGCGCTGGCCGAGCCGATCATCCTGCCGCCTCCCCCGCCCTCGACCGGGCTGGAGAACGAGGCCTCGGTCTCGATCGGGTATATCAGCGCCCGGCCTGTGCAGCGCAACGCGGCGATGTACATGGACTGGACCGTGGGCCGATCCCGCGCGGCGGCCGAGTACCAGGTCGTCATCAGCTATGACGACTGGGACACCTCCGAATTCGTCTATCGCGGGGCGGCGACTTCCGGCACGCATCCGCTGCGCGAGACGGATGGCACGATCCGGGTGCGGGCTCGCGGCATCGCCGCAAGCGGGCTGGTCAGCGCCTGGGTCGAGACCTCCTTCACGGTGACGCCCGCGATCATCGACCTCGGCAATGCCGGGGCCGGCACCTTGCCCTACAAGGCCTTCCTCGCGGGGATGGAACCGGTCGGCATCGTCTCGGAGCTGCCTGATCCGTTCGGCTATGAAGGGCCGAAGGTGGTCGGGCTCATCGTGCCCGGCGAGAAACCGAAGAGTTACTTCCTGCGGGAAGGCGCGACCGAATGGGAGCCGCAGGCTGCCGAGGACTATGTCGCCAACTCGATCACGGCGCTGGCTTTGGCGGTCGGCGCGGTCAAGGCGACGGCGATCGACGTCGCCTATCTCTCGGCGATCTCGGCGCAGCTGGGCGACATCCTCGGCGGCTCGCTCAACGTCAACAACAAGGTGATGATCTCGGCTGATGGGACGCTGGTGATCACCGATGGTGGCGCCATTCCAGGGCTGATCTTCAGCAATAGCCTTCTGCAGGTCAACTATGATGATGGCAACCCTGCCGTCCAGCTCGGTCGGTGGTCCTGATGTTCGCAGGGGTGCGCATCTTCGACCGCTTCGGAACTCTCCGCGTCGATATCGGTGACAGGCTGATGCGCCATATCAGCGATCCGCTGATTATCCCACCGGGCGGCAGCGGCGTCCTCGTCAGCGATGCATTCCTCACCGGATCGCCCGATTTCGAAGCCACCGTATTCGCCGCAGACGGCGCAAGCTATTGGCCCGGCGAGGGCCTATTGCCGCCGACCGTCTCCTTCAGCGGCAACACGATGACCTATTCGGTGCCCATCGGCCTGCCGACGCAGATCATCCAACCTCTGGTGTGGTGATGCTTCAAGCCGGACTTCGCATTTCTAACCAGTGGGGGTCGGTGCAGATCGACCAGAACTGGCGCAACTACGGATTCCGCCAGAAGGTGCCGGTCACGATCACCGCCTATGGCACCGGCGAACCGATTGGCTACGGTGGCTATCAGTATCAGCTCGTCCTTTCCGGAACCCCGGCCCTGCGGGTAGCTTGCCGTGCCACGGAGCTGCTGCCGGTCAAGATGCACTCCTATTTCAACGGCAGCACCTGGTTCCTGAACTGGTTGTTCCTGAAATGGCTGCCTCCCGTCGCTGACGGGAGCGAAGCGATCCCCGTCACGGAGACGGTCCAGTTCTACGTCTTCGATGTTCTCGACTTCGGCACCTTCTCAAATGTGGGTCTCAGAGTCTTCAACCCTTCGATGCAGCTCGTCTTCCATTCCGATGCGCCGATGATGAAGCTGGGCTATTCCGGCGCCGGCGTGCAGGGCTGCAATATCCCGTTCCTCGGCGGTCCAGGCCGCTCCTATGTTCCTTTGATCCTGCGCAATCCGATCCATGGCCATGGCGTTGGTGGCGTTGGGTATCGCATCGCCTCGCACTGCCTGCGGGTATCTGGCTCCACCATCATTACCGACGACCGGCAGGTCCGCAGCCTCGGCGCCTCGGATGCCTATGAGAACGTCGGCGCTTACGCCGCCATCGACGTAACCGGCCTCTAAAATCACGGACATCGCCATGGATCGTTCGATCTTTCGCTTCAGTCTCTCGACTGAGGACGCGCTCAGCTATGTCCTCGCCTTCACGGGGCTCGATCTCGACGGTCGTATCCTGCGGGTGAAGGTGAAGGACCGCGCATCGAGCACGACGCGCGCGACGCTGACGATCGGTGCGGGCCTGACCGTCTCGGGAGACGACGTCTCGGCCGCCGTCGCTCATGCGGATATGGCGAGCTGGCCACGCGGCGAGTATTCCGCCGACCTCGTCGACATCACCGGCGAGCCCAGCACCATCATGGCGGTGCGCTTCGTCTACGACCTACCCGGCAATCTGGTCTACGGCGTCAAGGACCGGAAGGCCTTCGTCGCATGGTCGGAAGCGAAGGCTTATGTCACTGCGACTGGCGCTGTCGGCCCGCCGGGCCCACCCGGCTCCCGTGGCTGGGCTCCAGATTTTTCGGTGACGGCCGATGGCGAGCGCCAGGTGCTGCAGGTCATCGACTGGATCGGCGGCACGGGCGAGAAGCCGGATATCACCGGCTATCTAGGCGCCGCCGGCATTGTCGCCGACATCGAGGACGCGATCGATGTTCGTGGCGCCGCCGGCGCCGATGGTACGAACGGCACCGACGGCAGTGACGGCGCTGACGGTGCCGATGGCGCGAATGGCTGGGTGCCCCTTCTCGCCATCGCGAGCGACGGAGCGCGCCGTGTCCATCAGGTCTATGACTGGGTCGGCGGAACCGGAACGAAGCCCGCGACCGGCGAATTTGTCGGCGCGTCCGGCCTGACGTCGATCATCGATGATGCCGTCGATATTCGCGGCCCGGCAGGTCTGGCTACGATCGCCAACGGCAACAAGGGTGACGTCACCACATCTAACAGCGGCGATACCTGGATCGTCAACGATCGGGCTATCATCTTCGCCAAGATGCAGGAAATGGCGACGTCGCGTCTCCTCGGCCGCGCGACGGCCGGCGCTGGTGACATCGAGGAGCTGTCGCCATCGGCTGCGCGCTCGATCCTGCAGATCACCGCTCAGGGCGATCTGCTGATTCTGGCGTCAGATGCCGGCACGCAGCGCTCCGCGCTTGGCGCATCCTCGGCAGGCTCTGCACTGTTCATCGCCGCTGATCAAGCAGCCCAGCGAACTGCCCTTTCCGTGATGACGAAGGTGGACGGCGCCCTGCTGACGCTGTCCGGCGCCGCGTTCGACTGGACCCCCTTGCCCGCGGGCGTTCGCAAGGTCCGCATCGCTTACCGAGCCCTGAGCACGAACGGCAGCTCCATCCCGATCGTGCAGCTCGGCACGGCGAGTGGGTTCGAGACCTCAGGCTACGCCGGGTCCGGAATTACTCTGCCTGCCACCAACCTCGTCGCGGCGATGAGCAACGGCTTTCTCCTCGCCGGCAACTGGGGCGCGACGCTCGAACTGGATGGGGCGATCGAACTGGAGAAGATCGATTCCGGCTCCAACGCCTGGAGAGCTGCCGCAGTCGGAGGGCTGCGAAACGACACCTACGTCATGATTTCCGGCGGGTCGAAGCTTCTCGGCGGCGCCCTGACGCAGGTCCGGCTCACGACGGCCGGCGGCAGCAATACCTTCGACAACGGTCTCGCCTCCATCAGCTACTGGTATTGATCATGCGAACCATCGTGAATTGCGAAACCGGCGAAGTCACGGTCGATCCGGACTGGATCGGCGAAACCCAGCTTCCGACGCTCGACGACTATCGCCGCGCGATTCAGGTTCACATCGACGCGACCGCGAATGTTCGCGGCTACGACAGCGGCGTGACCTGCGCGTCCTATGTCAGCTCGACGAACGCGATCTGGCAGGCCGAGGCGGTGGCCTTCGTCTCGAAACGCGATGAGTGGTGGGCCTATGCCTATGCCGAGTTGGCGAAGGTTCAGAACAGCGAACGTGAGCAGCCGAGCGTCGCCGAGCTGATCGACGAGCTGACGCCGATGGTCTGGCCCCTCGCCGAATAGCCGGCGCCCAACAATCGCCCTGTGGGGCTTGCCCAGGCCCGCCCGCTGCGGCGGGCTTTCTCATATCCGGAGCATTCCATGACTGCGCAGAATTACGCGCGGGCGCTTCCGCGCGTCCTGGTGCACGAAGGTGGCTGGTCGAACCACAAGGCCGATCCCGGCGGCGCCACGATGAAAGGCGTGACGCAGCGCGTCTATGACGCCTTTCGTGATCGTCGTGGCGAGGAGCGCAGATCCGTCCGCCTGATCGAAGACGCCGAGCTGCAAGCGATCTATCGCCGGCAGTACTGGGATGCGATCAAAGGCGATAGCCTGCCGGTCGGCGTCGACTATGTCGTCTTCGATGGTGCCGTTAACTCTGGGCCGTCGCAGTCGGTGAAGTGGCTGCAGCGCGCACTGGGCACCATCAAGGTCGACGGTGTGATCGGCGAGGCTACGCTTGCCGCGGTCGAGGCCTATCCTGATCATGACAGGCTGATCGCGTTGATCATCGAGCGCCGCCTCGCCTTCCTGAAGGCTCTGAAGACCTGGGGCGATTTCGGCCGCGGCTGGGCGAGCCGGGTCGCGCAGGTCAGGCAGATCGGGCAGGCCTGGGCCTCGGGCTCCGTCGGGCCGAAGCCGGTCTTCTTCATCGGCGGCGATGCCAAAGCGACGATCGACCAGGCGAAGGCTCTGCCGGCCAAGGGCGGCGCTGATGCCACGACGGGCGCCGGCGTCGGGACGGGCGGCCTCGGTGCACTGCTCGAGCAGGCGCGGCAACAGCTCGACCCGCTGGCGGCGAGCTCGACCGTGATCGGCAACGTCGTGACCGCCCTTGTCGTCACCGGCGTCGTGCTGACGGCCGGCGGCATCGCCTATCGCTGGTATGCCGCGCGGAAGGCGAAGGCGCGGGCCGAGGCGCTCGATCTGCCCGAAGGAGTGGCGGCGTGATCGCCTTAGCGGATCTCGTCATCGGGGGCGTCAAGTTCGCCCGCAGCATCCCGTGGCAGGCCTGGGCCGTCGTCGGGCTTCTCGCGGCCGTCGGCCTCTACGGCTGCCAGCAATACGACCGCGGCGCCCAGGACGCGACGGCCAATTCCGAACGCAAGCAACAGGAGCAGGCCGATGAGGCTCGCAAAGAGGTGGATCGCGTGCTGCGCGGTGATCGCTCTCGCGTCATGCAGTTCGACCGTGATTGACGGCTGCCGGATCTTCAGCCCGATTCATGGCTCCTCGCGCGATACGGCCGAGACGCGGGCGCAGGTCGACGCGCACAACGCCAAGGGCGTCGGTGCTTGCGGCTGGAAGGCCGGGGCATGATCATCATCAGGGTCGCCCGTGGCATCACGGAACACTTCCCGGCGCGCGCCAGCGAATGGGGCTTCGCGATTCTGCTGATCTGGCTCGGGAGCCTGTTCATGCAGTATCCGGCGCTGTTCGATATCTCGCTTAGCTATGGCGGGCTCGCACGGCTTGCCGACGAGATCGTTTGGGGCTGGGCCTGCATCAGCGTCGGTGCTCTCCGCCTGCTCGCGCTGGTGATCAACGGCACCTTTGCCGGCACCTGGTACGGACGCTGGTCACCGCACATCCGCGGCGCCTGTGCCTTCCTGTCGTGCGGCATCTGGTTTCCGGTGTTCGCCGGCTTCCTCGCCACTGAGCGCCCCCTCCTGATCGTCTGCTATGCCGGTGTCGTGCTCGGCCTCGACGCCTACAATGTCCGGCGCGTCTGGGCCGATGCGGGCCGCGCCGAGAAAGCGCACGCCCATGCCGCCGGGATTTGAATGGATCGCGACGCTCCCGCCGGGATTGCAGATGCTGGTGATGATCGGGGTCGGAATCGGCTTCGTCTTGCTCGGCCGCAGCGGCTACCTCACCGGCAAGCGCGAGCCTCCCGTTTCGTCCAAGGATATGGTGCTGACGGCGGCGAGCATCACGGACATGTCGTCGGTGCGCGAGCTGGTCGCGGCGGTCACGCGGCTCGCTGAAGCCGGAGAGCGCAGCGCCGACGAGCTCGGCACCATCCGTCAGATCCTCGCCGAGGATGCCGAGCAGCGGCAGGACGATCGCCAGTATCGCCGCGGCCTCGAGGCGGGGCGGCGCGAGCCGGCAAGTCGCCGGCGCTGATTGAATTCGGCTCTCGCCGATCCGTGCCGGCGGTCTCCGGCCTCACAAGGAGAAGACCATGAATGTCCGCGCCAAGTTCTTCGTCGAAGACATCCGTCACAACGATGTGCCCGGCACCGACCAGTACGCGACCATCACCATGAAGCCGGTTTTCGGCACCTATGGCGACGGCGAGGTCAACAAGAGCTGGAGCAAGTACACGCCGTCGGGATCTCTGAGCATCACGATCACGAACCCTGCGGCGATCGAGGCCTTCGAGAAGGGCAAGGCCTATTACCTCGATTTCACGCCGGCCGACTGATCGGCGCACCTGATCGCCATGGCGATGGCTTGGCCGGCCTAACCGGCTGCCCTCCTGGGGCGTTTCCTCCCTAGACTTGGCCCCGCTCCGGTTCGCCCCGGAGCGGGGCCTTTTTCGTTTCAGCGCGATGTGCTATCGGAAGGGCCTCGACGGCGCGTCCGGTTTACTGGCGCGCAGGCGGAGTCGTCTACCGCCATCATTTCCATCGAACGCATGAAAGGGGTCCGCTATGGCGCGGCTCAGGTCATGGCTTTCGCTCGGGCTGATGGCGGCGCAATTTGCGCTTTGCCTAGCCGAGCTCAGCCGATTGTTCTGATCTATGGCCGCCGCCATCCGGTGGCGGCCTTTCTCAGGCTATGGCCGCTGCCGCCGTCTCACATGGCCGATAAGCATCTGAACCTCTGACCGCCGCGCAACCTCCACGTACCATTGCGCCTCGCGAGATTGCTTAAGGGTTAGCTCCCGGTGTGTTTTCCCGCTGAACTCGCCAAAAGTCTGAACTGAACCGGGCTCCATTTCCATTTCGATCCGATAGCTCGGTGGCGAACCGCTGGCGGCTGCCAAGCGAACGCAGGAGTCGGCATCGAGGCCGAATAGGTGTTCGAGTATCCGGCGAAGATACTCCTCCGCTTCGGCCTTTGGCATTTTGGCAACCACACCTGCGAGCATTAGGCCGGCGCCCGCTTCAACGCCGCGTAACGGTCGATCTCGGCCCGCAATCTCGCAACGGCAGCCTCGCCGCGGATGCCCTTGATCCCGCGTGCGTCGCGATCCTGCGAGCCCGTCACGCCGTCGAGCGTCTCGTTGCGTTTTCCGAGCGGCATATTGGCGAGGAATGCGATCTCGCACTCGTGCTTCCATTCCTCCGACCAGGTCGAAACCTCGCGGCCAGCGAGGACGGAATAGACCATGGGCGGATTATCAGGCGGGAAGGGCATCAGCGAATCTCTAAAGTGGTCTCGCTACCAATACCCCTTTTGAGCACGACGGGCGTCTCGCCGCTTGCCGCGGCCACGATGCCATGTTGAGCCGACACGATCGCGAGGGTCGAAATCCTCGCCCTTGATTGCGTCGCGAAATTGGTCCGCCTGTGCCTGATCGCTAAAGCAGAAAACTTCATAGCTTCGCGTTCCGTCGCCAACCACGAAGCGGCGCCGGCATAGACTGGACAGTGGCCCCGAGGCGTTGAAATAGCCCAGACCGCGCCCTTCGAAGAGCGGGACCGCGACCTGATGTGGATAGTCCCGGCTAATCTGCGTGTCGCTCGGCTGGCCCCTTGCTCTCACCGTGGCCTCACAGCGCCCGGATCTGCTCTTCGAACTCCTCCGGGATGGTGCCGTGCCGTGCGAGAACGTCGATCGAGGCGACTTCGCCGGTTTCATCATCTGCCACGACGTGCACGACGGCGACGCCCTCGGCCGAGCGTCCCAGTCGCTCGCCCTCATTGAGAGCATGATGCTTGGTCTTCGCGGCGACGCGCTGGGCGGGCACAAGCCGCTTCCGGTGCGTCTTGAAGGGCTGCAGGAAGAAGGTATCGACGCTCGCCATGGCTTGACTCCTAGAGGCTGTTTGTTCTCATAATGTTCTCATATCCGAGGACGAGAACAATGCAAGCCGAGCCGGTCGACCAGCGCGTCGAGGACACGACGTTAGACGCCGAAATCTCGGGACTGATTGCAGAGCTGAGAGAAGAGCACGGCTCTGATGAAGCCGCCCTGCGAGCCCTCGCGCATGACTTCATCGTCCTGATGGCCGATGCCGACCGCTCGGTATCGCGCGGTTATCTCCGCGGTCTGTTTTCGGAGGGAGCGCGGCCGATCCGCGAAGCCGAATGAGCCATGGCACCGCCGAACAAGGACACAGAGCTGCGGGACTTCCCGTGGGTCGTGGTGCGCTTCAGCTGCTACTACTGCCGGCGTCGGGCCAACAAGCGACTGGCCGCGCTCGTCTGGCACTACGGCATGCACGCGACCTTGGCGCAGCTCGTGGCCGCGTTCCGGCGCCCCTGTCCCTGGCGACACGACAACCTCGAACGACGGCCGCAGAAATACGGGATGAAGTGCGGCGCCTATTGCCCCGACATCGGCCGGACCTCCCCGCCGGATTGGCCTGGGCCGATGATGGGCCTCACCCTGATTGAAGGAGGGAAGGATGACCAGCTTCCAGCCGAGCCTGCGCCAGCCGAAAGAAGGCGCCGCATCGGAGGTGATTGATCGCGTCCGAGATGCTGTCCGTTACGCCTGGGAGACCAGCGAATTTGCAGCAGCGGTGGCGGATGATGTCGACGACAGCGGATTCGAGTGGTTCACGGATCTGGCCGAACAGAACGATTGCGAGGTCAGCGGTCCCTATATGGGGCATGCGGAAGGGCCTGGAGACTATTTCCTCGTCCGCCACCGTCCGAAGCCACCAATACCGCAGCTCGACTTATTCCTGCGGACTTGACGCGCCGGTGGCTGCGTCGCTGACTGCCGCGGCGACCAAAGCGAGCGCCTGAACATGTGTAATCTCTACAGCCACACCCGCAACGTCGAGGCGATGCGGAAGCTGTTCGCCAAGTTCGACGTAGCCGCTCAGATCGTGCCGCAACCCGGCATCTTCCCGGATTATGCTGCGCCCATCATCCGGAACCAGGCCGGCACGGACGTTCCGGAACTCGTCTTGGCGCGCTGGGGCATGCCGAGCAGCAAGAAGGCTCTGCTCGATGCGGCGACGAAGCGCGCGGACAAGTTGCGGGCGAAGAACAAGCCGGTCGACTTCGACGAGCTGCTCAAGATGGAACCGGACAGCGGGACGACGAACGTCCGCAACTCCTCGAGCTCACATTGGAAGCGCTGGCTCGGCCTCGAAAGCCGATGCTTGGTTCCGTTTACATCGTTCAGCGAGTTCAATCGTGATGCCGGCGGGGACGTCTGGTTCGCGTTCGGCGAAGATCGCCCCACGGCCTTTTTCGCCGGGATTTGGACGAAAGACTGGACCAGCGTGCGCAAGATCCGAACAGGCCTAGAGACGATCGACCTCTACGCTTTCCTGACGACTGAACCGAACGCCGAGGTCGGCGCGATCCATCCGAAGGCTATGCCGGTGATCCTCACGACGCCCGAAGAATGCGCGGCGTGGATGACGGCTCCGTGGGAGGAGGCGAAGGCGTTGCAACGCCCCCTCCCCGATCGCTCGCTCGACATCGTCGCACGCGGGCTGAAGAAAGACGGTGAAGCCGCCTAGACCGGCCGGATCAGGAAGATCCTGACCAGCAGTACCGTCACCAGGAAGAGGATGATGGACAGAAGCCAGCTCGGCCTGGTCCAGATGCTGCGCGGCTTGTCGTCAGGGTGCATGACTTATTGGGGAACGCGGGCCCGGAAAAGCAAGAGGCTGACACCGCTTCCCAAGCTGATGTAACGCGTTCGCGGCGACCGCCTTCCGCTTGCGGCGCATGAGAAGTATAGATCTCGGTGGGAGAATCACTCTTATTTTCTGCTTCGAATCGATTCACTCCCTCAGTAGAGGTTGGTCGTGCTCCCATCTGCGCCATCTCCGATTACCGCCCAGGATGTTCGGCGTCTTATTGGAATGAGAGAGGGACCGATCCTTGAATTGAAGCGAGAAATTCCTCGACTTAATGATCAAGGGAAGGTTGAGCTTTTAAAGGACGTATCCGCGATGGCAAATGCTATCGGCGGATCGATAGTCTATGGAATAGAAGAGAAAGATGGCGTAGCTTCAAAATTGGTTGGCATTCAATCTGATAATATCGACGACCTCTGTGTAAATATAACAAACATCATTGCGACTGGACTCTCGCCCGCTGCCGCAGGAATTGAAATTCTGCATGTAATGGTCGAAGAGATTTCTATAATTATAATTCGCACAACAGAAAGTCATCTAAAGCCACACCGCGTCATATATGGGGGCCGCAGCAAGTATTATCTGCGACACGGGATGAGTTCTCGGGAAATGACAGACGCCGACCTGAGGATGACATATACGAAAGGAACTTTTCTCGGAACACATATCGATGGCGTCGTCATAAAACCGAATGATTTGTTATCAGTAGGTCAGGGAAGATTGAGCAATCGCACCATAACAAATTGCACATTCCTGGGACCAGGCACGTTAGTTATTCTTGGAAATACTTTGAGTAAAAATGAATTCCGTAATTGTCAAATGATAGTAATACCCGGCGACAATTCCAGAACCCCAATACGATCGTCGGGCATAATAGGATGCCACGTGACCGGATGCTTTTTCTTTGACCTCACGTTGATTGTTCCACCAAATGTTCTGGAAGCATTTGTCGCAGATATGCCCAGTTTCCTTGAGCATATGCCGATCATATGCGACGGAAGGCGAAATTAATCGCTTGCGAGGAAAGCGGCGCAGGGCTCAGCCCCGACGCAAGTTAATCTTAAGAAGACACTCCAGCAGAGAAAAGCGATGGAGGGGAATCTTCTTCAAGGTCAAGGCGCCCCAAAACCATGAAGCGATGCCCGCTTATGTCGATAAGAAATTGTGCAAGCAATGACTTAACGCGCGAAAGGAATGCTATTGCCTCTTGATAGCGGGAGATTATAAATTCTCTTTCGAAATTCTTGTCACCAGCGTGTAGCACGTTGCCGCAAACCCCGTAAATTTCCGCAGCCTGATCCTTGGTAAGATTGTCGCCCGACGGCGGAAGAAAATTCCCTTCGATACCCGGCTCATCTGATGGTCCAATGGTCAAGGACTCAGGGAAAAAAGCTGGATTGATCCTGGATAGCTTTGCCATAATTCTATGCGCGTTCCATTCCTCACGGATCGCCTTAGATATCTCTGCTCCACCAGCTTCATTTGCGGAAACTGACAGGAGCATCATCTCCTCGATAATCTTCCTGATGTTTAGATAGACGTAGTCGAGCGCGATCAAATCATCCATCGACAGGTTGGTTGGAACCCCGCCAGAAAGCACCCTATCTAGGTGGACAATCCTTCGCTTGACCATCGAAAAGTAGAGCATGGCCCTGCTCAGGTCCGGTTTGCGCCTAGCGGACGACCTGCCGGCTTGCCCATTTTCTCCATCCATTCGACCGACCTTGCCTGAAGGCAATTCTCCGTTGAGATGACACGACTGATACGACCCATCTAAAGCCTCGACAATATTGCGGCTCGGTGACTTTCGGACGGGGTATCCCTTTAGCGGGCGGATGCCCATAGGGCCCTCGCACGATAATTGAACCTGATTTGTTCCAGCGGGGGGGGAGATATGAGTCCCTCTCCCGCTACCACTTCCAAGAGTCAGCGCGGTAAGGCCGTTTTCACGATGCACGTATAACCTTCGGCGAATGCTAGCTGGGGGTACTGATGATCCTGCTCTATTGCGATGAAACGAACTTGGAGGAGCGAAACGGGGATTTTCTGATCTATGGTGGTTTAGGTATTCCAGCCGATCGCGCGCTCGGCCTCTCTCGCTCGGTTGATGATCTGAGAAAGGAATACAAGCTTGATCCTACCTTTCGGCTGAAGTTTAATCCCGGCCCCAAACATCTCGATCATCAGGAATTTATCGCTCTTAAGCAGCGAGTAATGGAAGCTGCTGTCGCGCATGGCGCTCTTTTGGTTGCCTACCTCATCTTGCACGACATAGCGAAAAGCCCCGATGAGGGCCGGCGAAATGGGATCAACGTCGTCTGCTATCATTTCGACTGCTTGTTGAGGCGCAGCGAGCGTCATGGGCTTGTGCTAATCGATCGCTTCAACGATGCCGGGAACCTGATCGAAGCGCATCTGACGGAAAAATTCTCGATCGGCCTGGTCGGCATGCCATACTCGAGTCAGATGCGGCTCGGGAACATTATCGGGTTGCACTATTCGGCAATCGGCCAGTCGCACTTCCCCAGTATCGTGGACATCGTGCTCGGGTCTTTGCGGTTCGCGATTAACGCGCATACCCGCCGAAAGCAGGAGCATCACGTCACCGCTGGCGCTCTGCTAAAGCTCCTGGCGCCGATGTGCTGGCGAGACAAGGACAATGGGCCAGTGTCTGAGCTCAGCGTCGCTTTCAGTCCAAAGGTTGTAAAGGCCGATCATTATCGAGCTGCCTATCAGGGGCTAAAGGATTTCCTTGCTGCAAATGGCATCGAAACCGAGCAGCGGATCGAGGCGATCCGTACATACTAACGGCGTGGCTCGGCCCATGGTATGCCCACGATTACCGCGAACCTTTACGGAACGTGACGGGAACGCCCGCGTGTGAAAGCGCCGATAGAATCGGGCCTCGCGCGTTCGGAGGCTCGTTTACACCGAGGATGTCGGCGGTTCGAGCCCGTCACTGCCCACCACTCCCCAATTTCCGACGTTAACCGAGACGATGTGGGCGGCATATGGCGCCCCCAGAGGGCCACGCATGAAGTATCCGTGGCAGCGAGGGGCAATGCGCAGTCTACGCGGCGTGGTCATTTGCGCCCCCTCTCCCGCTCGCTCAGGCGGCCAGCGGAGCAAGCCTTCGAATGAAATCGGCCTGAGACTCGCAACCAGTCTTCGCGAGAATCCTCTTGATCTGTGTCCGGACGGTCTCCCGAGAAACGCCGCGCTCGAGCACGATCTCGTCGATGGTCAGGCCTTTGAGGATGCGGCTGGCCACGGCGGCCTCGGCGCGCGTCAGGTCATAGAGTTCGCAGAGCAGCGAAGCTTCGATGCTCAGGCTCCGATCGGCCGTGGTGACCACCAGCATGGCCTGCGCTCGCGAGAAGATATCGAGCGCCTGCCGCCGGATCGGCAGCACGTGGATAATGAAGGCCGACAAGTCGTCCTTACGAGGAACCGGAATCGAGCGCGTATCGCCAATGCGATCCCGAGCGAGGTCTAGCAGGGCCGTCTGAAGAAGCGCGTTCGCGCGAACATCGTCGAGCGCGATCTTGCCCCGAGCGCGGATGACGATCTGTCCCAGAAGAGCCTCGAAGCCGGGGTTCATCGCCGTGACACTGCCGCTGGCGCTGATCAACGCGGCTCGCGCCCCTGCCCGCTCGAAGGAGTCCAGACTGGCCTGTGCCCGCTGCATCTGAAGCTTGGAAGCGAGCACTGCCGCCCGGGCCAGGTGCGGCCGAATGCCGTCGAGAACCTCTACCGCTTCGCGGGGAACTGGGCCGAGTTCGAACTTGCGCTCGAGTGTGAAGACGATGTTCTCTCCGGACGATGCGCGAACATGGGTGGCCGTGCCCCAACCGTAGCCTTCGGGCCGCAGAAAATCCGTGTACATCTCGTCCTTTTCCAACTCCTCGTCCGAGAAGATGTCGTGGTCCGTGATGAAGCCGGTTCCGCCATGGGCCAGCAATCCGGCCATGCGGGTGTTTCGGTTCATCCAGCCTTGCGCCATGAAGCGCTCGAAAGCCGGCGCGAACTCCTTGTTGGTGACCCAATTGGTGCCGAGCTCGGAATGGGCGAACAACAGCCCTCCACTGCAGCCCACAATCTGGGCGAGCCGCTCGATGGTATCGGGCCACATCTCGGGCACTGCAGCGGCCTCGTAGAGCCTTGCCACCGCATCACCGAATTCGGTCGTATCCAGCATTTCGTCATCCCCCAGACCGTGGTGCGCGGATGCCGCATCACCGCCAAATCGTCAATCATCGCCTTGCTAGAGGATGAAGCTTAAAGCAGTATCTCGCGCTCTCGCCGAGTCATTCTCGACTATATCCACTTGAGTTAACTAAGCTAAATTCTCTGGGAATACGGCATGAACATCGCAGTTTTTGCGCAAGAATATCTTCGGGCGGCCATTCGCAAACCGAGTCAATTCCTCAAGAGATACCCGGCACGGCTGTGCACGATTTGTGGCTATGAAGGGCGTTTCCTGGACGTCGGTCCACGTCCCGAGGCGCGCTGTCCCAATTGCTCCTCCAAGGAACGCGACCGAATCATGGGGTTGCATCTGCGCCGGAACGGCCTCGACCTGAGCGACAAGGCCGTGCTGCACTTCTCGCCGGAACGCCCGTTCTTCCGGCTTTGGCGGCGTAACCCGCGCTATGTGGCGGGAGACGTCAAGATCAGCAAGGTCGCCAATGCCGTCGTGGACATCACCAATATTCAGTTCAACGACGGATATTTCGACTACCTGATCTGCCACCATATCCTCGAACATGTGCCCGAAGACGCGAAGGGCATGAGCGAGTGCTTCCGCGTGCTGAAGCCGGGTGGCGTGGCTTTCTTCTCGGTCCCGCTCGATCAGGAGCGCGCAGAGACCTGGGAGCCGCCACCGGACATGCCTGCGGCCGAGGTCGAACGCATCTGCGGCTGGGACCATGTCAGGCTCTACGGCCGCGACTTCCCGGACAAGCTCGCCAAGGCAGGTTTTTCCATCTCGGAAATCGCCTTCACGGCGGAGGAGGGAGAGCGCCATCGCCTGACCGAGAAACACGATCTCGCACTTCAGGGCCTCGATCGGATTTTCGTGGGCACGGTGCCGGCCGAGGCTAGGGATCGCTAGGCTTCGGGAGGCGACACGCCGGCAGAGCCGCCCGCCGTCATCTCCCTCGACAAGGCACGCTGAGAGACGCTGACCACGGATTGTACGGCGCCCCGGCAGGCCAGCGCCGCCTCAAATAGAGGCCGTCGCGGACGACGCAGCTCTTGAGCCGCCCGCAAAAAGAAAACCGCCGACGCTTGCGCGCCGGCGGTTCTCATTTCTCAGACCGAAGGTCAGTGGGCGACGACGCCCGCCGCCTCGTCGTCCGCGCCCGGAGCGGGCACGGCCTTGAGATCCTCTTCCCAGACGATCGGAACCGGCTGGCGGGTCAGCGCATGCTGGAGCACCTGCTCCATGCGCGAGACCGGGACGATCTCCAGCCCCTCACGAACCGACTTCGGCAGATCGATCAGATCCTTGGCGTTCTCCTCCGGGATCAGCACCTTCTTGATGCCGCCCCGTAGCGCCGCCAGGAGCTTCTCCTTCAGGCCGCCGATCGGCAGCACCCTGCCCCGCAGCGTGACCTCGCCGGTCATGGCGACGTCGCGGTTGGTCGGGATGCCGGTCAGGATCGAGACGATGGTGGTCGCCATCGCGATGCCTGCCGACGGCCCGTCCTTCGGGGTCGCGCCCTCCGGGACGTGGACGTGGATGTCACGCCTGTCGAAGAGCGGCGGCTCGATGCCGAAATCGATGGCCCGCGAGCGGACATAGGACGCCGCCGCCGAGATCGATTCCTTCATCACGTCCTTCAGGTTGCCGGTGACGGTCATGCGGCCCTTGCCGGGCACCATGACGCCCTCGATCGTCAGCAATTCGCCGCCGACCTCGGTCCAGGCCAGACCGGTGACGACACCGACCTGATCCTCCGTCTCCGCCATGCCGTAGCGATAGCGCGGCGGGCCGAGATATTCTTCCAGCAGCGGCTCGTCGACGACAACCTTGGCCTTCTTGCCGAGCACGATGTCCTTCACGCCCTTGCGGACCGTGTTGGAGAGCTCGCGCTCGAGGTTGCGGACACCGGCCTCGCGGGTATAGCGCCGCACCAGGGTCTGCAGGGCGTCGTCGTTGATCGACCACTCCTTGCCGGTCAGTCCGTGCTTCTTGATCGCGTTCGGGATCAAGTGCTTGCGGGAGATCTCGGTCTTCTCTTCCTCGGTGTAGCCGGCGATGCGGATCACCTCCATGCGGTCCAGAAGGGCCGGCGGAATGTTCAGCGTGTTCGCCGTCGTCACGAACATCACGTTCGACAGGTCGTAATCGACCTCGAGGTAATGGTCGTTGAAGGTCGAGTTCTGCTCGGGGTCGAGCACCTCCAGCAGGGCCGCCGAGGGATCGCCACGGAAGTCCTGTCCCATCTTGTCGATCTCGTCGAGCAGGATGAGCGGGTTCGAGGTTTTGGCCTTCTTCATCGACTGGATGATCTTGCCGGGCATCGAGCCGATATAGGTGCGGCGGTGACCGCGGATCTCGGCCTCGTCACGCACGCCGCCGAGCGACATGCGGACGAACTCGCGCCCCGTCGCCTTTGCGATGGACTTGCCGAGCGAGGTCTTGCCGACGCCGGGAGGGCCGACGAGGCACAGGATCGGGCCGGCGAGCTTGTTGGCGCGCTGCTGCACGGCGAGATATTCGACGATGCGATCCTTGACCTTGTCGAGGCCGAAGTGATCGTCGTCGAGCACCAGCTGGGCGGCGTTGAGGTCCTTCTTGATCTTCGACTTCTTGCCCCACGGGATGCCGAGCATCCAGTCGAGATAGTTGCGCACCACGGTCGCTTCCGCCGACATCGGGGACATCTGGCGCAGCTTCTTCAGCTCCGCCGTCGCCTTGTCGCGGGCTTCCTTGGTGAGCTTCGTGCGAGCGATGCGCTCCTCCAGCTCGGCCAGCTCGTCACGGCCTTCCTCGCCGTCGCCCAGCTCCTTCTGGATCGCCTTCATCTGCTCGTTGAGATAGTACTCGCGCTGGGTCTTCTCCATCTGGCGCTTGACGCGCGAGCGGATGCGCTTCTCGACCTGGAGCACGGACATCTCGCTTTCCATCAGCGAGAGCACCTTCTCCAGACGGTGCGCGACGTTGGTGATCTCCAGCACGCCCTGGCGGTCGGCGATCTTGACGGCCAGATGCGAAGCCACCGTGTCGGCGAGCTTGGCGGGCTCGTCGATCTGCGAGACGGCGGCGACGATCTCGCCCGAGATCTTCTTGTTGAGCTTCACATAGCTCTCGAACTCGCTGACGACCGAACGGGCCAGCGCTTCGACCTCGACCTTCTTGCCCTCTTCCTCGGCCAGGCCGGTAGCCTGCGCCTCATAGAAGGACTCGGTGGCGGAGTAGGACAGCGCCTTGGCACGGCCAACGCCCTCGACCAGCACCTTGACGGTGGAGTCGGGCAGCTTGAGGAGCTGCAGCACGCGGGCGAGCGTACCGATCTCGTAAATGTCCGTGGTCTGCGGGTCATCGTCGCCGGCGTTCTTCTGGGTCGCCAGCAGGATGAGCCCGTCCGTCTTCACGACTTCCTCGAGCGCGCGAATGGACTTCTCGCGGCCCACGAAGAGCGGGACGATCATGTGGGGGAAAACGACGATGTCGCGCAAAGGCAGAACCGGGTAGGTGCCGGTTTCGCCGGTGACGAATGGAGCGCGGGGCGTCGAGCCAGTCATGGCAGTTCCTTTGCAGTTGCGCCCGGCGGACCCCCAAGATGGGCGGAGCGATCGGACGTAAGCGGCCAGAGCGACCATCGCTCCTCCGCCCTCGCGCATCGCACCCTCGACAGGCATGCGACTCTCGCAAGTGGACCTAAAGTGGAGACTTCCTCGCCGGCTTTCAAGCGAGGCACCACGGCCATGCACCGCTGCCTTGCAGTGGCCGCAAGCCGCGGCTCTCTCCACCTCCCATCCCGGGCTTGTGCCAGAATGGAAGGCCTGTTCTTGAACGCAAAACGCGCGCCAAAGGGCGCGCGTCCTGTTGTCTCAGGCTGTGGAAGGCCGCTCAAGCCGAGGCCGACTTCTCGTCCTCGCGCTCCGCATAGATGAAGAGCGGACGCGCCTTGTTCTCCACCGCTTCGGGGCCGATCACCACCTGCTCGACGCCTTCCAGCCCCGGCAGCTCGTACATGGTTTCGAGCAGTATGCTCTCCATGATCGAACGCAGGCCGCGCGCGCCGGTCTTCCGCTCGATCGCCTTGCGGGCGATCAGGCTGACGGCCTCGTCGGTGAAGGTGAGCTGGGTGTCCTCCATCTCGAACAGGCGCTGAT